CTGAGTAGCTAGTTTTGTGGCGCTATTTGACGCCATGTTATCTTCGTCTTTAATCCCGGTTACCGTAGCACCGTCACCTGCAATATTAACGCTGGTGTTAGCAACAACAGTAGTAGCGGTCAGAGCGGCTGCGGATGCGCCACCAATAACGGTGCCATCAACGGTTCCGCCATTAATGTCGGCAGTACCTGCGACAAGGCCTGTTACTTTTAGGTTGTTATAAACGTCTGTTACGTTAGCAGCAGAAGCGCCACCACCGTCAAACTTGACGACCATATCAACGCCCGCGGGTATTTCTAAATCCCTACCAGAGTTATAGGTGCCTTGGAAAAGCAAAACAGATCGGCTGCTCGCCAAGCTATTTCGTATAAAAACTATTTTTTCGGCGTCATTCGGCTGAAGCTGGACAAAAACATTGCCGCCAAGATCGCCTGAACTGTAAAATTCAATCCACTTGTTGCGCCCATCAGAGGCCGCACCGTTGGTTATGACAAGAGCGTTTGGTGAACCAGAAGACCCTGCACTTGAAAGAGTTACGCGAACTGCACCGTTAATACCTTGGTCCAGAATGTCGAAATTTGTGTTTGTAGTATCACCCCATGTACCCGACTGCTCACCAGTGGCCGGTTTTTCAATACCGAGGTTTACTGTATAGGTACTTGGCATTTTTAATTCCTCACGCTGCTATTTGCGTCCAATTTGCGTTCTGGGCTGGTTGTTCCTCCGACCATCCGGGTTGCTGATTTACGTTAATATCACTATAACCCGGATTTTGGTCCGGAACAATGTTTCCGTAAACCAGCGCATTACCGGCAATTCCCGTCGCGCTGACTCCTATTACATTTACGACAGCACCCGCATCTACTGTGGGACTGCCAACTTCACCTGTGGCGCTTACGCCGATAACAAGTACGGTTTGACTGGTTGTAACACTAACCGAACCAACTGTCCCTGTTGAGGACACACCTGTTACAGACACATTGGCTGCTGCATCTACAGATACAGTACCTACTGCGCCAATAGCGGAAATACCTACGGGGAAAACATTTGCTTCAGCATCAATTGTTACTGATCCAACAGCCCCGGTGGCCGCTATTCCTGTGACGGAAACTACTGCGGTGCCTGTAACGCTAACTGCGCCTACTGCACCTGTTCCTGCCACGCCCGTAACATTGACGTTTGCATCTGCGGTAACTGTAACTGAGCCGACAGACCCTGTTGCAGCTATTCCGGTTACCGGTACATTAGCGGCTGCATCAATAGATACAGTGCCTACATTACCGGTTGCGTTGGGCAGACCTACATCTTCACCCCACGTACCACCGCCCCAAGCTTGACTGGAAGAGTTCCAGCCCTTGAATGCGACGACTATCCCAGCCATTACGCTATCCGAATAATGGCATTACTTGCATCGGGGGTAGGGAAAACAATAGTAAAGTCTCCCGAAGTGGATGCTTTATCCGCCCCGAAGTCCAAAACTACAACAGTTGGATTACTGACCGTAATCGAAGTAGTATTGGGTGTTGTATTATATATAAGGGCCCCACGTGCCGTAATGGTAGCATTTGAAAACGTTTCGTCTACAAAGTCTGTCAGTGCGGTAGTGCCCGAAGAAGTGGGATCAACATTAGTTAACGCTCCGCCACCCGCAGTATACCCCGTTCCACTAACTTCGTTACCGGTGGTATAAGCGGTAGTTGCAGCAGTGAACGTGGCGCTGTTGGTGTAAAGCGCAATTTTAAAGGTATCTCCCGAAGAATTATCAAAATCGTGGACACCGTACAATAGCTCTTTCTTGAACGATGTACACATGAAGTTTCCGTTGAAAGCCATGGTTACAGTCTCCTAATTAGTTCCGCAAGTTCTGGATTACCTGAATCCAGTATTGCGTTGTACACGGTTGTTCTATCACTTTTTATCGCTTCATGCATGTAAAATTCTAAAACTTTTACCATATGCTGACGAAAGGCGTGTGCTTGTGCCTGTATTGCAGGGTTTGCAGAATCACTAATAGATATAATCTTAGTAGCACATCTTTCTGCAATTTCCTCTGGGGTGAAACCTCGGTTATGAGTGGTGTGTACTTCCACTTTAAAGTCGGGATTCATGTCTAGTGCCGGAAAACTCATTGTTTAGGCCTTATAATCTTGCCAGTGCGGTATTCATCCGTCACTTCTTTGGACTCACCAAGCATCTTCATGCCTGAAATAGCTTCTGCAAATCTTTTTTCATATTGCGCCATTATATCCTGTTCACCCTTCATATAGATATATGCCTCGACTAAACTGCCATATAACATAGCAATTTGAGCGTTTTCGCTCAACCAAGTGGTGCCTGTAGCGGCTCCTGCGGTCAAACTGGCTGGTCTATAGAAGTAATGTAGCTCCACAACACTTGCAGCATTCGGAGTAGGACCAATAATAAAGTTATCTACATCAAAAACAGCGTAAAACCGCGGATCGGCTACAGTAGCGGGGTTTGGATTAAAAGTTTGTACAAAATCAGTGTCTTTAAACTCCAAAAAAGTCTTGTCACTAGACGCATCTACAAAAGAAAGCGAGAATGGTGCTAAAAAGTCGCTCGGACACGCTAAAAACTGGTTACCCGCAGTCATATTACCGGCTACATTTTTACGAAACAGGCTTAATTGAACGTTTTTAAGTATTCTTTCTTCAGCCTGCCTAATAAAAATAGGCAAATTGTTTACGAAAGACGTTTCATCGTTCTCAGCGTAGTCTTGTATAGCTGTTTTTAGTTCTGCGTAAGTAAAGCTCATGGTGTTACCACCGATACTGTGCCAACGGCACCTTGTAAAGCTTTGGTTATTTCCAATTCAGAGGGTAATTCGGCTGTTCCTGCGGTAGCCCAATTGCCTCCGCCCAAGTAAATAACGCCATTTGTAGTAATAACTAAAAAAGCAGTAGTTGGGTTTGGAGAGTCTGGTCTAGCATTTTGTAATGCTTGAGGATCAACAACTTTTCTAAAAGGGCCTAGCTGTGGTTGTTTGGATTCGTATTCGTCAGGTCCCACAAGCAAGCCATTCCACTCTTTCTTCATCACCCGGTAAGGGTAACGGAAGCCAGAACGGTCCGATATTGCGTATGATTTTCTACCTGAAGCAAACTTAGCCATTAGCCTACCCTATAGTATTGATAGTTAGGTACGACATTAAAGGAAGACCTGTCTCGGTCTTCAGTAGCCGCCCTGTCAAATTCTTCTTCATAAACTTCTTTAAGCATTTGAACGCGGTTAGGCGCTCTTTTTAAAGCCAAGTAATAAGCTAAACCTGCCGCTAAACATGGATAAAACCTAAAAGGCATGTCCATAGTATTAGTATATATGTCCGCATCATCCATACGTGTTAACGCATTATAGTAGATAACGTCGGTACTGTTATCAGGCGTAGGCCACAACTTTAAATTTGGAGTAAGTTGCCTGTCTAAAAAGTATTGATTAGGCCTGCTTTGAGTAGCTTTAGTAGGAATAGTTAAATAATCATCCCGGCTAAGTCTTTCTAAAGCGTAATCTGTACCGTTTCGTTGAATAACTACCGACAAAATGTCGATAATATCCGCATCCAGATTATATTGACCTGTACCTTGAACAAGCGCCAAAGTTCTCTGCTTGATTGTCCATTGGTTTAAGCCACGGTTAGCCCAGTCAGCAAGCATGAGATTTAGCGAACGCTTTGCTGTCTTCAGATCGTAACCAGTACGAACCTCTAGACCGCAACGTTCAAACGCTTCTTCAACGTAGTCCGCTACATCTAAATCAAAATCTTTGCTCCCTGATACAGACATTACTTCTTCTTCTTCTTAACCATGCCGCCTGATCGCATTTTCTTAACCATGCCACCTGATCGCATTTTCTTAACCATACCTCCGGCTCTCATTTTTTTAGCCGCGGTGCTTTTTTTACGTGGTTTCATCGCCATTTTTTAGTCTCCTATAAAGTTTATTACGCTTTTCGTATATTTCTAAAACATTGTAATCACTATTATAACTATTATAATAGCCTTTTTTGTTCAACTTGTCAGCGGCTTCTTGTAGCTTAGACAGTCTTTGAACAAATATCATAGCGTAAGAAGTGTCTGTCACAGCGTCAATAGCTACTTCTTCTACTAATTCGTTGGGCTCATCGTCTGGATGAAACCCCATAAGCCAAATATCTTCGTCTATAAAAGTCCCTTCAGCTATAAAATCATTTAATGAATCTAAGTAGTCATGAAAGTCTTCCGGGTTTTTGGTGTTATCTAGATCGACAACAATAGCTAAATCAAAAGCATCGTCAAAACAAGAAATACATTTGTATAACGTTTGATAGCTATCTTCTTTCTTAAAAATTATGGCTACTTTGTCGTTAGCCCACGCTTTTCTAGCGTAAGGACAGGGCGGTAGGTTGTTAAAAAAAGAACTAGGGATTTCCAAAGCTTTCGAGGACCATTGAGTTATTTCCTCAACAATGTCGTGTTCTAAGGGATCGCTGTAAAAATCACTGTTCATAATTGAACCACTGAACCTTTTGTGCGTTTTCGTCTGTTGTTCATAACCTTCCCGCATCCTTTTGCTACTGCTGATCCGGGTTGGTTTTTACCTCGAAACTTTCTTTTAGGTTTAGTCACTTCTCCCCCTAATGCCATTTTTTTTACTTTTGCGGCTTTTGTGTTTGAAACAACTTGTTTTCCTTTAGCGCCCTCTTTTTTCTTTTTACGAGCAGTAGAAGCTCTTTCTGACTTAGATAAACTCTGTGCTTTAGCTCGTGGTAGACATCTATCAGGGTTCTTTTTGTTTTTAGAAGTGCCGCATTTACCGGCAATATTACCTTTGCTATCAATTCGGACCCAATCTTGATCTACCCAATCCTTTAGCTTGCCCACTATTTTTTCTTCCTAACCATTTTTTTGAGCGTATTAGCTTGCCCAGCATGTGTTTTAGAAGCTTTTTTTAAACCTTTTATAACTTTTTTAACAGTTTTTTTATTGCTCTTAGTCAATGTCATTTTTTCTTCCCCTTGCTACCTTTAGCGTAATTAGGGTCTTTACAATACTTAGAAGCAGCCATGTTGGCATAAGCACTGGGGTAAGTGTCAAAAGTACGTTCTGCCCATGCTTTACCTTTGGGACAAATTTTGCTGCCCTTACTTTTGGATGATGCTTTTTTACTTTTTTTAGAATAAGCCATAATTTACAACCACATTCTTTGGACAAAGGGCGCAATTAAAATTAGAACAGCTAATGCCCAAAGTTTAAGGTCAAGAGCCTTTAACGATCCTTTATGATCTTCCAGCCGCTCTTCTATCCGCTGGTATCGGAGATTACATTCAGCCTCATGCTTTTCTAGCTTGGCTAAGACTTCTTCCACCTTCATCCAATCCTCACCACGCTTTACAGGACCAGTATCTGGCGCTGAATTTGTCTTTTGCCGTGTCACATTTATGACGGGCGCGAAAGCTCTTTCTATTTTTTGGCTGATCTTTTTTAATCGACATAGACGAATCTCCAAATCTTACCAACTTGATCTCTGACCCTTTTTTTGCCAGAACCGCACTTTTTTTCTTTGCTCCGGGGGTTCTTTTTGGTTTGTTGTAACCTGCAAAAGTTTCTCCCCTGTACTTTATTCGTCCAGAAGGCGTCTTAGTAACATTCTTGGTATTCGCCATCTAAACACCTAATTATAAAATACAGTTGCATTTGTCACGTTAGTCAGAACCGCAAAACAACCGTCCGGAAAAAGCATACCCTCGTCAGGAAGGTAAACATTGTCATCTGTGCTATTAGCAAAAGCTAATGTTAAAAAAGTAGTACCGTTTGCGTCCGCACCGTTTTTTAAAACCAAAGTAGGGCTTGAACCACATTGGTAATGAATAGCTTTAATACGACTTCTTCCTGCAAAGACTGACCCGGAAGCAGTTAAAAACGTAGCTTTTACATCAGACGCCATGGGTTTCCTCTCTAACTATGAAATATTGTTACAGACGTACACGCCGTAAACAAAGAAATATAAACATCTCCGAATCTTATTCCTTCATCGGGGATATTTACAGAGTGTGTGTCGGAAGCATCCAAGTCCATATCCAACAGGACCGCCCCGCCATTACCGTCCGTAAACGTTATGCGAGGAGAACCTGTAGTCGTTTTTACTTGAACCTGACGAATACGCGCAGGACCAACACCGGCAGAACCGGTGGCAGTCAATCGTTTCGATCTTACATCAGAACCAGCCATGCTAACCTCCTAGATTAAAGGTCAATAGCCTGCTGGTACAAAACGGTAAAACGAATTGTTCCCGCGTTAGTAGCGCCAGTGGTGGTTACGGTAAGACGTTTTTCAGTACCAACGTCGGCCCAAACCAATGCTCCACCTGCTTCAGTAGTTGGGTATTTACGACCCGCACCAGAAGCTGCTGTGATGGAAAAAGCGTTTAGGAAAGTAGCGTTACCGCCAACAGTGTCACCAATGCTCAGTACGCAAGTTGCGTTTGCAACAGCGACGGGAACGTCAATAACGATGTCAATAATTTGTGATGCAGCCGGAATTACAATATTGGTAACAGTCGCTGTTTGAGCGCCGCCCGCGGTGCTAAAGTCGGTGGTCTGAGCCATAACGACTTGACCAGTGTTCTTAATGTTTACACCTAAAGTAGTGCCAGTTGTTTGTTTGATGGTTCCGGCCTTAATAGGACCAGAAAAAGTAGTAGTACCCATAATGTATCTCCTGTCTTGGGTTAAGTCAGACACAAAATCGTGCCTGTCAGGGGTATAGTCAGGATACAATAAGAATATAAAAAAAGAAAGGGGCAACTTTCGTTACCCCTTCCAAGTCTACAGGGATAAGTCAAAATGTCTTGACTGATCTCCTTATAACACAGTTTATGCTCCGGGTGTACCGAAAACTGTGCGCCAGTCAGAAACACCAAAACTGTAACGCTCACGCGCTTTGAAACGCATGTTGCCGGTGTCAAAATCGCCTTCCATTGCCGTTTTAATAGGCGAACGGTTGAAGAATTTGAAGCCGTTAGGCGCGTCAGTTTTAATGAAGTATGCGTCACTGTCTGTTAGGAAGTGGTTAACCACAGCCCCTTCAGGCAGCATTCCCATGCTCTTCATAGCGTTTGTGTCATTGTCTGCTGTGCCAGAACGCAGGTTAGAGTTAATAACTCTTTCTGCTATAAACTGAAGTTCCTTCGGAATAATCAGTTTCATGCCACGTACAGCAATTTTCAAACCACGCTCATCTGTCATACCAGCAATCTCAATCAGCATTTGCTCAAGCGAAGTTTCGTTGAGATCAGCCGCTGTGGCGAGAAGGTTAGTCTGGTTACCAGATAAACTTGGATGAGCCGCAGAACATAGTGCGTTAA